AACGATTGTACAAAAAATGCGGACGATAGTGCATTGCCACAATGAAGGAAGCGTGTTATAATAAAGGCAGTGAAAGGGACAGTGAACATTCTGAACCGAGTAGACTTGACCTAGTATTTCAAGAGGGAAACAGAGGCCGGGCGTCCACTTTACAAACCGCCTAAATTTTGGAGAAGGTGAAGGAAAGAAAAAATGAATATACTTGAACAAGAATTTATCCGCAGTTTAATGGATGATGAAATAGTTGAGGAAATTCTGTGGAATTTTATTCCATTTGACTTTGAAGATTTATTGGTACAATATAAAGCAAAGCATTACGCAAAATATGGTGAAGAATTTCAATATTAAAATAAGCTCCCTTCATTTAAGAAGGGAGCTTTTAATTTTAGGAAATTTGCGGCCAACCGTTTCCGGTTCCAGCCATGGAAATAGTAACACATGCTCTTAAAGACTGGAGATTAGATACAGGGCTATCCGTTTTGAATACAAGATTACCGTTTGTCTGGATTTCCATTTTCGGAAGTGCTATATTATCATCATTATAGTAACCATGAAGCGAGGAGTTAATAACAAAAGCGGTAGCAGGGCCGACATTGGAACCCAAAGAACCAAGAATTTTGCCGTTTGTCATTTGAATATTGTTCAAAATTCCAAAGATAAAATCGATATAGAGAAGGCCCAGTGATTTATTATATTTGCATATAAAAGTATAGTTATTATAATTAGTAGAATCGGGGTTTGTTACAGTCACATTTTTCCAATTATTCATAATGCCATTTACAACATTCTGCACCTGTGTTGCGGTTTCCTGTGCCTGCTGCGCACTTGAATTAGCCTGATTAGCGGTTGTCTGCGCCTGTCCTGCGGCAATTTGTGCCTGTTGAGCCGTGGTATTAGCGGTTTGCGCCGTAGATTTTGCGCTTGCGGCATCACTTTTTGCGGAACTCACGTCTGCATCCACACCAGCCGCGAAAGTATCAATTTTTTCCATGTCGCCGTTGTAATCCGTCAGCCAAGAGGGCTTATCAGTTGCGATAAACTGCGAAAGTTCGAGTGTTACAGTTTTGTTGGTAGAAGCCATATTAAATCATCCCTTCAAAAATTAAGTGTAATTCCAGCTATAGTTAAAAGCTGTAATTTCTTTGTTGTCGTATGCCTCTGCGGTTAAATCTTTTTCGTCGTATTCTGTTGCGGTAATTCCACCTGTGCGCAATGCTTGATAGATTTCAGAAAAAGCTTGTTGTAATGTTGTTTTTAACCCAGTATAGCCGCTAAATACGCGATACGCTACATTATGGCACTTTTCCAAAAATGCAGTATCATAATCAAAGGCCGTTAGCCGGAAACCGTCATAGCGTTGCGCCTCGATTCCCAGTGAATCATAATTATAAGCGGTAATGCCATCAGCACGAACGCCGGTATAAAGCATATACAGGACGTTTTTAAGGCTATCGTAATAACCAGTAAACGGGTTGGAAACGGGGGTTAAATCAGAAAGCTTATTTATTACTTCGTCAAGCATTTCTTTTACTTTCGCCATGACATAAGCATAAAAAGCCTTGTTCTTTGCGTCTACTTCTGTTAGTATATTGTTTACTTGTTCAGTGATTTGAGCAGTAAAGTTTTTATAAGCCTGTTCGTTTTCTTCAAGCCGCCCGTTTACTGTTTCTTCAAATTGTGTAATTTCGTCGCTGATGCTCTGCAACTGCGAGGCAACATACTCTTTTACCCAATCATCTGTTACGCCCTCATAGTTATTTACCCATGTAATAATGTCATTGATTGCCTTTTGTAATGCAAGCAAATCTTCATACCATGAGAAAGACGCCTGATAAGAGCTTGGCAAAGTTGGATTAACACAGCACAGTATATTCCTTACATATGGTATACTCATTTTCTCACTCCTTCCTTATGCTAATAGATTCATAAAACAGCTACTTATTCTTTCATCCTCAATTACCATCATATCTATATTAAGTATCGTCTCGCGATACGATTGCAACAATTCGCTTGGATTATGATATTGTGAGCCTTTCATGGTACGAATTTCTTCGCGTCCTCGCTGACTGTTAGAGTTTGTGTTGCTGGTTGTATTTGTTTTCGTTTCATCTAGCGTTATATTTGTGGCGTATTTTTGCGACAAAATATCCCCTTGGCCTATTGCGTTTTGCGGCGTATCATTAAACAGATTTTTTCCGTTTCCGCTAGAAGTTCCATTAGCGTTTGCATTTGAATTATTCTTTTCCGTTTCACTTAAAATTTCCGTTAAGTTATAACCCTCTAATGGGTTAAATTTAATTAGGGCACTTTTATATAATTCGTTGTAGTATGGCATTATTTCATTCATGTTGCGATTAAGCCGGAATATAAACAGCTGTATTGTTTCGCTTCCAATTTCATCCATCCAATAATGTTCAATTAATTTTTGGTTTAGTGTATTTCTATGCGCTTCATCAAAAATTGGATAATTTCGTAAACCGATGTCAATTCCAGAGTTTATAATATACCTTAATTGTGTAGTATAATTACTCATATTCTTCACCATCTTCATTTTCTGAATTGGTCAAATCAGGCATTATAATGGGTATATCGCTGTTAAACTCAACTACAATGTTTGTCCCGAACATTTTATTAACCCAGTCAATGCCCTCTTGCCGGGCCGCTAAGTATGAGTTTCGCACCATTTCCACATGCCCGAAGGGTGAAGCAGTTTCCATAATGTTCATGCGCTCCCGTTTGTCATTGGCTGAATAGATGATACCGAAATTTGATAAAGCCTCTGAAAACATTTCTCGTTTAACCTGCAACAACTTATCAGCTACAAACGGTATTTCAAACCCCATCCCCTTAAATGCATCAACGTCAAAATCTTTTGTGGCAAGAATAAAAGGCTGGTTTCCGTCCCACTTATTAAGGGCATTTTTCATAGATAACAATTTGTCTTGCGTTGTAATTGCTACCCCGCTAAACTTTTGAAGTTTACAATTAGTCTCAATACTTCTTTGGATGTCCCACAGTCTTTGAGCATATAAAAGCACAAGCTGTATATCAGGGGCGCGCATACGGTTATTAAAAATCATTACGCTGTTGGATTCATCCAAATTAAAGAAGGGAACTCCATTTGCAGAAATTGCTTGCCTCTCGGACGGAACCCCGTATTGGTCGAGTACGCCTTGATAACTTGTACCTAACCCCATAAGCCCGGCATATTCATCCTTAAAAACTATTGCGCTACCCTCTGTTATTAGTTTAAGCTCTAAATAACGTATATCTAAACTGTCTGGTACATTATTATACCGAAAACGTACTAATAACATATCCATTAATTTAAGGAAATATTCATTAAATGCTCCGTTATTAAGCTGTAATGAATTTCTAAGCTCTCCGAATACATCTCTGCCTATTCCATGTTTCATTTCAACACCCCCTTATACGATTGAATTATCCAATGAATAATTTTTTACATCATCAGTATGCCAAAACGTAACACCGTTAAGAAAGACACTTTTAATCTTTTCCACAATTTCAACCGGAGCCGTCAAATTGATATTGCAATCTACAAGTTTTACAAAATTCCAATTTTTACGGCCTGTGACATTTGGAACTTTGAAATCCGATACTTTGTAGCCATAATGTGAGAAGAAATCATCAATTCGTTTTGCGTAGTCATATCGAATACATTTAGATACCGCATAAAGATAATGCTGTCCATTTGCGAAATAAGCATTTGCAGAAGCAGTAGTTCCGCGAGCACTATCAGGAATTATTTTGTGCTGTTCATTGCTTATCATTATTTGTGCGCCCTTGTCAACAACAGACATTAAGCTATTAACAGCGCCGCCATAGTTAAATGATAAAGCATTAGTTACAATGCCCACTGCTCCTTGAGCTGCCGAGCTATAAAACTGGTAATTCAACCCCATCTGGTTTTGAGCGAACCAGTTTTTATAATTGTCGTTTATCCACGAACAGGTAGGATAAGGGTACATTTGTGCTGGTTCATCCAGTGCAAAATTAAATCCTTTGTAATTATTCGGTACACAAACAATAGGAGCAGAGCCACCCAAAGTAGAAAACACGGTAAACATATTGTTAAAGCTACTAAAATATTCATACCGGTACTCTACGGCCTGCGAACCGCTTCCATAAACTGTTAATACTCTATACGGATAAGTATATAGTTTATTGTTTTTAGGCGTATAGCCATTTAACGGGGCGAAAGGATTATCTATTCTAAAATCTGTGATACTGGTTGTCTGGTCGTCAACAATCCAGCCGCTACCTGTTACATTTGGAGATATTCCAAGCAATTCCTTGGGGTACATAAAAAGAGATACAATAGCATCACCTTTTCCGCTTTCTGCATACTGGTTAATTTTCTCGGTTATTCTACTGCTTAATATTTTATCCGCGTAATAATATGTCAATCCTGTATAGGTATTATCTAACATTCTTTGTCCCTGAACATTATCAAGAACTTCTGAAACTCCCATTACAATAACGGGTGTCAAAGTTGTTATATCAGATATACCATTACTTACATATTCTCCTGTATCTAATCCTTCTGGAACAAGATGTTTTCCGAAAGTATCGTCATTAACATGTTCGCGTTCAACATGACATTCGCGTAACGCCGATTTATCAAACCAAGTCTGAAAAGCATCAATTTCAAAAGTAATCGAACTTTTATTTTGATTTACAAATTCTATGGAACGTATAAATGCAAAATAATATTTACCATCATCAATATTTCTAAAGTAAAGATAATTCGCATTTGCAATACTATCATAATCAGCCATGTAATTTATTACACCGGTTTGCCGCTGATACATACACCCTGTCATATGAGATATTACAAATTGACTAAAATAGTTAATTTTGTCACTTGTGGTTTCAAGTAATCGCACATGTTCATAAGTGTTGTCAAACGGTACACCCGCGCACAAATATATAACTGTTTGTGGTGTAATGTTCATTTTCTTTTCACCTTAAAGTTGAGGGCCGGGGATTCAAAATAATTTGAGCTTTAAGTTTACTACCCCCGGCCCTGTTAAATTAAGAGCCGACTGTTACAGTCGTGAAATCATTTTTAGTAGTATCAAATACACTTGTCGCTTTAACCTGTACAGCGCCAGTCTCATTTGCGCCCATGGTAAACAGACCCATAGGGGTGATGGTAGTAGCCGGGTCACTGTTACCCATAACAACCCAAGTAACATTTTGGGGGAACAGGCCTGTGCCTGTTACAGTAGCGGTAAACTGTATAGATGTACCTTTATTGACAGTAGGTGTTTCCGGGGTTACTTTAACTGCCGTAATAGTGGGCGTTTCCGTGGTAATTGCAACCGCATTAGCAAACGGGCAAACGGCAAGAATACGCCAGTAATGCGCCCAGTACTGCCAATAGAGGCCCTGCCCGTTCATGTCGCGAACAAATTTCTGTAAGCAATCCCAGCATGCATAAAAATCCTCGTCAATCAGAATGGCATGTACTCCACCATTTTTAAGCGTATCGGGGAAATCATCTACTACAATTTTACGATACTGTGCACGAGCAGGTTCCAGATTGAATAAAGTTGCATAGCCCTGCACATCAAAATAGGCATCCCAGTCTGCGTCTATAATTAACACCTGATTAGCTTTCGGGGTTGCCGTAACTACACCAAGAGAGTTAAAATCATTGCGCAAAAACGTCATTTTATTTGACAAAGCTTTAACCTTTGCAAGAGCTTCATGTGCACTGTCCTTATCCGTAATATCATTTACAGTCAAAATTCCAAACTTGCCTGCCGCACCATAATTATCAAGCAACTGCATCATGGTACGATATTCGTCAAATTCAGCACCAGTATACATGGAGTTAAAAACTGAATTGATAAAATCGGAAAGCTGCCCCCATCCCATAAAGGCCGCGCGGAGCATATCATCAGAAATAGTTGCCTTGTAAAATACCGTGTAATCACGTTTTGCAAAAGCGGTCACAACGTCCGGGATTTCGCGCTTCATCCATTCGGTTTCGGACTGCGCAGGGTCAAACTGATGTGCTTTAGCAATACGGGTATACATCATTTCCACAGTATCGCCATATTCAAGCATGCCCTTTTTCAACACTCTAAGGGGGTTCGTAAACATCCGGTATTCAATCCAGATACGGCCAATAAGATTTACCATGGTATCAATAAATTCATTCTGCGTAGGCTGATACGACAAAAGGGCCGTGCCGTATTCCCGAATATTCTCCTGCGTAACTTCCGGCAGCCTATCTTCAAAGCCGGGATTATTGCGGAGCATCTCGTTATTGATTGCTTTCAGCACATCAACCGTGTTTTTAGGCATAGCCTTAACAGTATTCATAGTTTTCATTTTATAATCTCCTCTTCTTCGAAAATTTCTTCTTTTTTAGTTTCACTGGAAATATCTTCAAAATCACCGTTATTATAATCTTTTTCGTGCAGTTCCATTGCTTTTTCCGGTGTAATAATTCGCCGAATATATTTTTCCTTAATATCCTTAAATTTACTTATTGCTTCATCACGCTCTTTATAAGCGTTATCGCGTTCATTCACAAGCTTTTCCCATTCGTCAATATCATGCTCTTTTACTTCTTCCGCTTTTTCATCCTCTGCGCCTTTCTGCTCGTTATAACTATCTTTGAGTTTCCGCAAATCCTCTTTCATATCATCTGTAAGCCGTTCATCACTCAAAATTTTATCGAGCAATTCTTTTTCTTCTTCACGAGTCATTTTGTCTTTACTCCTTTCAAGATATTATATATATCAACTAAGGCATTATAATAAATATTTGCTTCTGCTTCTTTATTCTCAAGTCTGTTTTCTAAAACATTATTGATTGTGGTAAGGGTTTTATTTTCAGCCTCAAGACGTTTTATTTCTTCTTTTAATTCTTCCGTTTCTTTAGATGGTTCTGGCTCTGGCTCTTCATATTTTACACAAGACAAGCCCAGTTCGTTGCATTTACTGATAACGGTTATTTGGTCCCCCGGAGATGCCGGGCCGATATATACATAATTATTATCGCCCGAAACCGGGTTACTCTCTGAATAACCTAATCCCTTATTTTCGGCAACCTGCTTCAAATAATACCTGTCACCGGATGATGCTGGCCCGCACTGCAATACAATATTGTTTTCATTGTCAATCGGTTTTATATCCACGGTTTCACCTTCTTCATTCATTATAAATGTATGCCCGGTATTATCTTTAATGGTTCCGTTAAAGTCTTTAGCCGCCTTGAATTTACTCCCTGTATATACCAGAGTATCCGGCCTCAAAAAGCATACATCATATTCGTGCATCTGATTTGCAATCACGAACGTACCGTTTCTATTCCTATACTGTGTTGTGTTCTTGCCGCGGCTCCATTCCCGGTGCGTATGATGTGCAAAGGCATCCTTACGCCCATTTCCGAAACCGCCTTCATAGCCAATAATTTCACCCTGCTTTTTATGGGTGCCCACTGGAAAACGATTGACATTATCGTGCATAAAAAGAAACGTTACAATGCCAACATATCCATTTACACATTCCACAGGCCCATCAGATACAAAGTATGTCTCGTGACTGCTGTCTGTGCGCACACGGGCAAAATACCCGTCAAAGGGAGCCAGCACCGGACTGTCAAAGGTCGTGCTCTCGCCGCCATCATCACGCGCAAGGCTCCCTGCGTGTGAATATGTACTGTATTCATCCTGCGTGATACGCATGTGTGTACCCGGAAATAATACTTTCTGTGACATTACTTTACCCCGTGCAATGTTGCAATCATTGTCTTTAACTCTGACATTACAGATGTATTGCTTTCAATCGCCTTCCGCATTTCAACCATTTCTTCCGTATGTGCTTTACGCTCCTGTGTTTTATCATATAAGAGCCAACAACATACCGCGATAGGAAAACCAAGACTGCCGATAACGCTGGTTACTGCATTTACAATATCCATTCTTTCATACTCCTTTCATACATCAGGTAAACTACCTAAATCTTTATTAAATACGGCAAGTATATTTACATTTGTTATATCCTGCCAGTATTTCCAAGAACCGTATTGTTGAACTTTGTCGTAATCATCCATAGGAAACCGATAAAAATGTTCATTGTTAAAATAAATATATTTTTCGTCATTTGATGCAGGTGCATTTATCGTGTGCCCGTTATAATTAAATACAACTAACAAAATGTTTTGCGTTAAACTTCCCGGCGGTGTAGGCGGAGTTTCTCCACCTGCATACTCTATGTCATATGTTCCTATGGCGTTTGGAACGCCAATAATTCCAGACGGGTCTTGCAAAACGTTTGTAATTCCCCGGCCAGCATGTTGTTCTACATGACAGTGTGGGCCAGTTACATTCCCGGTACTACCGTAAACACCTATAATATCACCTGCATTAACAGTAGCTCCGACAGAAACTAAACGCTCCGCAAAATGTGCCATCAAAACGGTAATATCACGGCTTGCATCATACACGCAAATAAAGTTGCCCCACGACCAATTCCCACCTGTCCCATATTCTGACCGGATAACTTCCCCCGAAACCGGACTTCCTAAATTGCGATAAGCATTATTAGGGGTTTTTATGTCAATACCTCTATGATAACTACCATCAGGATATGCCGGATAACCTGCGGTCACTTGCATTTGCGAGTAATCAAACATATATGTACTATACGCCATAGACAACCTCACAATAATAAAACAAGCATATCTTTTATTTCATGCTGTATTTTTTCCTGTTCATATCTTAACGTCCCATTACAAAAACTTTGCCTGATTTTTGCAAAATATGGATGCTTGCTATACTCATTTATATAGTTTACTGTTGCACTTACACTATCTTTATCAAGTGTAAATATCCTAGTAGAGTAGCTGTCATAATCATATGATATTATGTTATAACCAGATTTGTAATCAAACCAAAAACCATAAGTTTTACCGTGCCATACAAACGAAAACATATATCGGCTTGACTTTGTTTTCGAAAAAGTTTGTATTTCGGTATCTACATAAAAATTATTTTCTACGGAATAATCAGCATAACCTAGTACACGACTCATTTCTCCAAATCGGGTGGAATTTTTAATCTCTCTAAATTCATTATCAACCGGAACAATTTGCAATAAAATATGATTTCTCACAATAAATTCTTTATCTTTTTGAGGCATCAGATTCCATTCCAAAAAATAGGGGTTCGCTTTACTGATTGTATTCGCCATCATAAACAAAACTACGTTATCTCTCATTCTTGCAATCGTTTCATATAAGTCAAATAACTTAAAAGGCTCCCTTTTAAGATAGGCCGAACGCCCATTTTCAACTAGAAATTCATCAAATAACAAGTTATTTATTCTAGGGTATGAAGCCGATTTATAATCTTTATTTCTGGTTAGTGCAAAAGGAAAACCCGCAACCTCTTTATCAACCTTCCATACACCTTTTTCATGCTTAATATCGTGACCGGGAAATTCATCATTGAAAATTATATCATTAAATAATGTATCTGCTACTTGTTGTAATTCGCTGTCATATCTTCGGATATAGCCAAACTGTATGCCGTTTTTCAAAAAAGCTTTTATTGCCTTTTTCTTCCATGAATAAGTTTTTCCAATTCCGCGACCGCCTAATATCATGTTAAACGGCTCATTATAACTGCATGCCCTGTCTATATCATAATACATATCTATCACCCTTAATAGGCAAGATAAACAGTTCACAAAAATAGCTTGCAAGGCCCTTTTGTCCGGTACAGCGGTTTTTACGCCGTGCATTCTGCCCGGAATAGTTGCGTTTAACTGTTTATCCTACCTGATTCTATTATATTCTTTTTTTAATATAAATACATGGAATTATGTTGCATGTATATGGAATTCTGTTTCATGCAGAACGATTCCCCCGATTTCCTGCTTCGGTAACAACTTTCCGTAATATGTAACACCCGGATGGAAATTTTCCCATGTAACCTCTTTGTAACAACGTTCCGGTAATCCTGCGCAAGTTATACACATTTTACCCTCTATTTCTTCAATGTATGTCTTTGCCCTTATAAATCTTGCCCTCGTAAATTCGCTTTCGTGTTTCCACTTTCCTAACTCATTATCATCTACATCAATTATTTTTATTATATCATCATACGGCAATAATGTGTGAATACTATCTGTATCGGAGTAAATATACATATCTTTTCCGTATTTCTTTAAGCTGTAATCCCTTACCATCTGTGACGTCTCAATAGTAAATCTTCTTGCATATGCCGTTATAAATGCCCCCACTGGCAAATATAATGGTTCCCTTTCTTCTTTTTCCAGCGTCTTAAAATGCATCCTCTTGTCCTCACCAATGTACGGGGATTTTCTAGCGCATATCGGATTTAATGCAAATTTTCCGTATAAGCTATTCAACATTATCTTTGCCCATGTGCGCATAGTTTTATTATCCTCTTTACTTGCTTTTACTTTTATTTCCATCCATTTATCTATATATTCCCTAAATAATTTATTACTTTGCTTAAATTTCCAGCCACCATAATATTCCACATTATACAAATTATAGTGTTTCTTAAAAAGCTCATAATCTACGTTAGTTAAACATAAATCTATGGCATCATCACCACTGCTTTCAACATATTCAGTCGGCGTAAATCTAAAATCGTTTTTTAATTGGATGATTGGCAATTTTCCCTTTTTTATCTTAAATTCACATCTTAAATTTATTATGTATAGTGGGTACTCTTTGTCAAATACATACTCACCATAAAAATATTTACCTTCTCCATATGGTAAATTACAAAAATACATTCTTGACGGGTATAAACTATTTACGTCAAGTACATTTCCCTTTCCTATATCTTTATCAGCATAAATTGGATTTAAGTAGGTAAAGCCACCTTTATAAGATTTTCTTATCTCTGCATCATATAAACAAACCGGAAATAATTTTCTAAATCTATTCTTTCCAATTATATTTTTATAATCCTCTAATGCATTACTACCTTGCGTTAATTTGCTAAAACCCATCTTAAATATTTCTGATAATGCCAAAGACATTATTGCAACATCATTGTGTATATAAGCCTTTTCTTCCACGGTTAATTCATGCCCTATCCCTCTATATGCTGTATAATCTAACTCTAATTTTTGATACTTTAGATTAAATGCCTTTGCAATCTGCTCCACCGAAAACGGAAGTAATTTAAGACTATCCCTTAATTCAAGCATTACACCATTAAAAAATCTTATTCTAATAGTATAAAATTGCCCCGTGTCTGATATTAGTGCATTAAATTCACCTTTATTTATTTTTTTAGCATTTTGTGTTTCTCTAAATCCGTGCGTTAATAAATAATATAAGATAAAACTTCCATCAAATTTCAAGTTATGGAAATAATGAACCATGCTTCCACTTTTCATGCAAGCATCAAAATATGATTCTATGCTATTTCCATAATATATATTTTCCGGATAACCTATTTCACAAACAGCCCAAGCCCAAACCCTACAATCTAATTCCCTTGTGGTTGTCTCAAAATCTGCTACCCACATCTTTTATACGCCTAAAGTATCTAATGCTTCATTGATTATTTGCGCTTTTTCCTCTTGCTCTTCTTCACCATACAAAAAATTTATCGTTAAATCTGCGCCATATCTATAATCTAGTGATAGTGCAAATAAATCATTACCAGATAATTTACTAATACGATTAACAATATCTTCCGCATAAACGCCAAGCCAAGCATATGCAGAGCCAATATAATTTCTTTTATACATCTCTCCCTTCGCTTCAATGTACCTCTTGTTGGCTCTTGTTCTCGCAGTTCTTCTACGCATTTCAATTTCTTCAAGCGTTCTGCCTGTTCCCATTGTCAAAGGCTTAATATTTTCGCTTTCTATCAAAAACAGGTTGCCAGCTTCCTTGGTAGGCCTTTTACCCTTCATTATTTTTTCTTTTAATTTATTTGCCGTTTTAATATCTTCTGCTATATAATCTCTTACAAACCTCGGAATCTTTATGCCACCTTGTGTATATTCAACAAGTTCTTGTTGCCTCTTATCCCCTAATTTTTGTAGCCTGTTTAATTCTTTTGCTATTTCGACATCTGTTCTATTTGATATAATATCTTTTACGTTAAATATTTCAAGACTTTCATATCCTTCTTTTTCTTGTAACTTTTTTACAAGTTTATTGTATTTATTTAACTCTTTTCTAACTACCCGTGTAGTTATATCTTTAGCTCTGTATCTTGGCAATTAAATCACCCTCTATAAAATTAACGGCGGGGTTTTTTTTTTTTTTCCCCCCGCCGTTTTACTAATTTATATTACACAAGTTCACAATCGACAAAATCACGACCAGATTTAGATGTACCTTTAACAACCTTAATCTGATATTTTTCATTCCCCATCATTTCTGCAATGTCGGTAAAAGATTTCTTAAAGGTTGCACTAATGGTGGAATAAGTTAACCCCTCGGAATCAATAATGCAAAGTACATTATTTGTTTCACCTTTAGTGTTTACATCTTCATATTCACAATAGCCCTCTACATCCAGAATTTCACCGTCATTCAACTCTTTAATAGCCTTAGAACGGGCCTTTGTAAGTTTGTAAACATAACGTTTATCATTTGCCTTTTCCTGCGGATAAATCACATTGATGTTCATGTTAATATACTCCCTTCAACTTATTCAATAACTTCTGCGTTCTCAATAAACTTTGCTTCATCCATGCCGTATTTTACTTTTTCTTCATGCACATGCACCAAAACAACACTATCAAACTTGGAAAGCTTTTCTCCCTTCTTAATCAAAGCAACCGGATTACTTACCAGCCCGCCAATTGTAATAGTTTTATTCTCACTCCGAGAATCATCTTTAATAAAGTAATATTCAATAACAGTTTCCTTTACAATAGTACGAGTAATCATTATTTTTTTCTCCTTTACATGTTTCATATTTAATTTACAATTTTATAATAACGCAGTTTAATTTATTTTACTCCTTTCTTAGTTTATTTGCGTTATAACCATTTATTGTTTTTACCTATATGTATGATTAGCATTAACCCTACTATCAAAATAGTAATACATATTACGTCAAATATTGTTAACATTTTTCTTCATCCTAAAATATGTTAAATATCTAAGACCATCTCTATTACGTTCTTCAAGCGTTTCTCCGCATATACTCCACCAACACGCATTCATCTCATAATCAAATAATTTCATGCCTTCTGAAAAAGTAATCCCTAAACCATCTTGCACATCTTTACATCTTACCCTTTCACCTTCAAATAATCTAGTTAAAACTTCAAAGCTCTCCATATATTTCAACTTTCGCTTTCTTCAATTCATTTAATACTGCAAGCAAAATTTCGTCTTTATCTTTCGTCCCTTCTTTTGTAGCATCAAATATAGCAGACGTTACCCCCTCAAGATTAAACGAAATTTCATAAGCCCGATACGTTTTTGTTTCCGCTACCTTATTTGCAACTATTGTCATAATAAAAACCTCCTTCATTATCTGGTACATAACGTTTATTTGTCATAAGACAATTGTGCTGGATGCAAAATGCCTGTATAGCACTATCTAACATGCCGTCTGGAAATCTTTGCACAATTACATTCATGTTGCTGTCAATCATTTGTACTTCTAGCATTTATACCACATACACCCCCTATAAGATAATCAACTAAAAAACTTCTATCTATATAATATTTATTTCCGTCTTTCATAATAACTCTATAACCAAACAACATTATATCAGCCCCCTTTATTTTATCGTCATAAAGTTTATAAATTAAGCTAATCAATAAATTGTCAAAACTATCATCCGCAATACAAGACAATTCTTCATCAACATAAATCTCTATTGCATCCTTATAATAAAAAACTTTGCCTACTCTTAAAGTGGTTATAATATTCGGTATATATCTATACGGCCCATCATATAATCTATAACCTTTTTCATGTATACTTCTTATTATAATATGTGTATCCATTTTTATTGTTTGTTCATATCTGCAAAATTCTCTTACTATCATAAATTATACACCCCCGATTTACTATTTAGTATTACCAATAATCTGCCACTATCATAAGAAAAGTATCTGACATTAAAATGTTTAATAGTTTTATCTATATCATTATAAGATTTATATTCTACTATATGATTATCTTTAGAAATTGTTATCGATGTTCTATCATTTACATTTACAAACTTATTATATAATTCTTCAAGTTTCATATATTCTCCTTCACCTTCTCCAAAATTTAGGCGGTTTGTAAAGTGGACGCCCGGCCTCTGTTTCCCTCTTGAAATACTAGGTCAAGTCTACTCGGTTCAGAATGTTCACTGTCCCTTTCACTGCCTTTATTATAACACGCTTCCTTCATTGTGGCAATGCACTATCGTCCGCATTTTTTGTACAATCGTT